GTTGTAATATCTCGTAATGCTTGTCTATAGTTTTTCCACTCATCACTAAGAGTTAAATCACTAGAAGCTCTCCAATCAGTATCATCTAGTCTTTCGTTTCTCTCTTCTCTAATATCAAACCACTGCTTAGTTATATTTGTAGCTTTCTCTTCATCTGTACATGTCTCTACTTTTACTGAATAAGCTTTACCTGAATCTAGATAAGCATCAACCTTAGTTAATTTTTGATCAGGTTCAGTTATATCTAACCATTCAACAAGTTCTACTACATTGTTAGTACTAAGAAATGAATCTGAAACACCAGCTCTAGAGAAAGAAGTATTAGGAAATAATGTCTTTAAGGTTCCAGTTTTAGTAACTGTAGAACCATCAATAATTGCATAATTCATAGTTTTATTGTTTTAAATTTCACTTCCATTGGATAGGCTAAAATAATTCGCCCATCTTAGATAACCTCCATAACCATTAGTAGAGTTCGTCGCTTCAAAAAATACATAATAGGTACTAGCATTACCATCAGCAGCCCACTTCGGGCCAGTATAACTAGAAGGTGTATTACCTTTCTCGTACTCCCATGTAGCATTAACAGTAGCCGTAGTAGGATTACTCCACGTAGAGACTGATGAAAGCTCACTTTTTGCGTCAGCATAATCATCAATGGTGAGCTTATTAGAACGTGACCACGTAGGATCGTAATTAATACTTCGTACACTATTCAGTGAAGGATCAAAGTTTACAGTAGTTCCATCATCTGCAGTAAATAGAATATCATCTAGACAAAAATCAGCTCTATGTAAATTACTACCTGATGAACCTCTTCGTCCATAAAAAACGACACGACCATGCCCAAGTCCAGTTAAATCTATCTCAAAATCTTTCCAAGCATCAGTTATACCAGTTTGAATTGTCGCAGTTCTTTCATTAAATGCAGTTATACCTGAAGGATTTATTTCTAAATCATTTAATGTGCCGTCAAATTTTTCCCAGAAAGCACCAAAACCTCCTGTACCATTAGAACGATAAAACAACTTACCTGTAATAGAAGCACTACTTGCCACATATTCTTCATTACTACTACTACTAGCTCTTAAGAAATGATTTCTCATTATGCTACATCCCCTACATGTGCAGCGTATAAAGTACCACCTACATTCCAAAGTTCAATAACTGTCCAACCACTAGTTGCTAAGCTTGGAGAACTACCTCCTACCCAAGTCGTACTTGGCCAAGTTATAGCATCTGAACCATCTCCATCATCAACCATTAATAACATTGATTGACCAGCTGCTATTGAATTAGAAGGTGTTCTATCTCCAGATATACTTCCTGTATTTAAAGTCCATGTTTGAATCATACCATTATTAGGTTCTAAAACAGGTGAAGCAGCATCAGTTATTGCAAATACATTTTCATTAATTGCATCTTCAAATGTAACTGAACCTGTAAAGGTACCACCTGCAAGAGGCATCTTTGTTGCATCAGCAGGTGTAGCCCAAGCTCCATTATGTGCTAAGAATTCACCAGAGCTACCTGCAGCTGGTACGTGAGCACTATTACCTGTAGCAGCATTATGGTCGTATGCCCAATTAGAACTTATAGCTTCATCAGTTACACCGTTAACAGGTGTGTCATCTATAGCTACTTGTGTATTAGTATCAGGAGGTACTTCCCAACTTCCATCAGCTTTTAAGAACTTACCACCATGAGAACCAGGTAATTGAGGTGCTAAACCATTTGCACTAGAATCTACAACACCATAAGTAGTATTAGTAGATACTAAATCTATAGTACCGTCACCATCTTCATATGTCGCTGATATATTTGTCTCTGTATTACCAGTGAACATACCACCAACAATATCCTGAACTTCTTCTGTTGTAAGTTGAGTATTAGTATCTGAAACAGTATTAGTGAATGTAATTTTATCACCATCTCTTGCTATCGATAAACCAGTACCAGCTTCTAAAACTACATCATCTGTACCTGCACCACTATCTGTTAATCTTATCTTTTCTTCATCAGCACTATCTCCATCTACACAAGATATACTATAAGTTGTATTATTATCAGTAGATTGATCATCGACAACAAAATTAAGTTTCCCTGATGTGTCATCATATGTAACACCTATTCTAGTTTCAGTTCCACCATCAACCATTGCCCCTACAATATCCTGAACTTCTTCTGTTGTGAGTTGTGTATTTGTATCAGTAGAGACTAAATCAATTGTTCCATCACCATCTTGATATGTTGCTGTAATATTCGTTTCTGTGTTACCAGTGAACATACCACCAACAATGTCTTGAACTTGTTCTGTAGTTAATTGTGTGTTATCATTATCAGCTACTAAATCTATAGTACCGTCTGAATCTTCATATGTAGCAGCAATATTAGTCTCTGTATTACCAGTAAACATTGCTCCTACAATGTCTTGAACGGCTTCAGTAGTTAATTGGGTATTTGTATCTGTTGGTACCGCCCAAGTTAATTCATCTGTTCCATCTTTATATTGTAGAAATTTCCCATCAGAAGGAGCATTACTAATTTTTAAATTATCTTCATCTACAATATTTGAAGCAATAACTGTAGCCCCATCATTTGTAGATGTAACCTCGCCAGAGTGATTAGGATGTGTATAATTGTTAGCAGAAGATGCAATACCATCTAACTTAGTTTTATCTTCATCTGTCATTACTCCCCAAGCAGAGGTAGTAGCTGCAGGTAAAGCTGTATTATTACCACTACTTGATTCAACAGTTAAAGATGTTCCATTAGCTGTATTACTTAAGTTTGTTGTACCACTAACAGCAACTAGAGATGAACCTTCTTTAACATATAAAACGTCTTGATCAGTAGCATAAACAATTTCACCTTGTTGTAAATCGTCAATACTATTATTTAAATTTGAATATGAACCCCTAGCTAATTTAATAGGGGTTCTTGTTGCTGGGGTTGCCATAATTTAAGATCCGAAATCTCCTCCATCAAATTCATCTGTAACTGTTGCGGAGGAAGTACCATTTTCAAAGTTACCTCCATCCATAAAATGATTTTGAAGGTATGTATTCATCATAAAATGTGTTGAACCAAATCGACCTAAAGTTATTGATTCAACTAAACCGTTAGCAGGCCAACCTACATAATTACCATCAGCATCATATGTTCTATATGTCATAATTAGTTGATAGCTGTGATGGATATTGTTGGTATGGTAAGCTGTGAAGATGCACTTCCATCAAAATGATAAGTTTCATGTAGTTTGGCTCTATAACTACTAGAGTAATCTCTATATTGAATTTTTATAGTTTTAGCACTAGTCCAACCTCCTGCTGCTACTTTTCCAGATGTTGTATCGGCACTACCACTTATCTGGAAAGGCCATTCTATAGTCCGTCGTCCCTCGTGGAAATTATTGGAATTTTTACCTGCACCAAGTGTAATTCTTGCTTTAGTTACTTCATCACTATCAAGAAATAATTTGAAATGAGTTATGGCTGAGTCATCTACGCTACCCATATGAAAATAAAACTTATAAATAACTAACTGTGTTCCTGATGGAGGAGTATAAGCTATTGAACTGCCTGTTACATCTACATAACTAGTACCTACATCTGATTGAGCTGCTGTTACATTTTGAGTTGTATAAGCACCACTACCAACAGTAATAGAACTACCAATGCAAGGTAATGTAAATGTTTCTAATATTTCTCCAGCTCTTGGAGTAGAAGCTGTAGTCCAAGTTAATTTATCACTAGAATCTTTATATTGTAAAAACTGACCATCAGTTGGAGAATTACTAATTTTTAATTTAGGTTCTTCTATCTGATTATCAGCTATATGTACATTATCTATACTTCCGTCTACATATTGATCACTGTCAACTGAGTTAGGAGACATATGAACTAGGTCTATACTTCCATCTACATATTGATCACTGTCAACTGAGTTAGGAGACATATGAACTAGGTCTATACTTCCGTCTACATAGTGTTCAGAATTAATTGAATTATCAGCTATTTTATCACTATTTACAGCATCATTAAAGATTTTACCACTAGTAACTGCATTATTATCTATAGTCCAAGTACTACCTGATACAGTTATATCACCTTTATCTCCATTAGTTAAAGCAGTACTTGTTACATTAGGTAACTCTTCAGCTTTATATCTTATTTGATTGAAACTTTTATTTAAGTCTTCAGCTGTTATAGAACTACCAGCAGTGAATGTATTAGCAGCTGTAGTGACATCTGTTACTCTTTTTATTTTTAATCTAGTTACATCAGGTAAATTATTTGGAAAGTTGAGAGTATATCCTTCACTAGTACCAGATATAGTGTAGTCTACACCAGATTGTAATTTAGTATATATACTAGCTGTTAATTGACCACCTTCACCTCCATCTAAATTCGTAAGAGATACATTAGGAGCTGCTGTATAACCTGATCCTACGTTTAAATTTGTATTATCTAATGCGGCACCTGATGTAGCATGTCCATAGATTTCTCCATCTATTCTACCGCTATTATCAGTATTTTGACCTACTGTTATCCATAGGTCTGGTGCAGTACCTGCTCCACCAGAAAATATTAATTTCTCAGCTGCAGCTCTAGCTCTATTAGTGTAGCCAGCCCCAGAATCAGCTATTTCTATTGATTCTATTTTACCTTTACTAGTATATATTTCTAAATCTGATGTATTTACATAAGGAATAGTAGAAAGTGGACCTACACTGCTAATACCTCCACCACCACCAATTGTAATTGTTTGTTCTGTTGCCATGGTTATTTATACATCGAAAGAATGTTTGTTGTTTCTTTTGTTTTTCTAAAACGTTTCTTTTTAGCTTCCTTTTGCTCACTAACTAGTGTAGTAATAATAGGATCATCCATTATAGATGCCCATGCTTTTCTACGTGCAGTCTGAAAGATTTTATCTATTTTCTTATTATGGAAATAATCAGATCCTTCATATTCACCTCTATTACCACTATTGATATCTCGTTGCATTACTTCTAAAGATGCAATAATCTTAGGATCTTCAGCTAATTTATCGAGTTTACGTTCTAGATTTTGATCACCAATAGCTTTTTGGAACATAGACCTAATACGTGGTGAATCAGTTAGATCATCACCTTTAGGAGAATAGTAAGTAGATAAACGTAAATCATATCCACTATCAAATAATAACTTTCTACCAGGAGAATTATCTAAGTTAAAAGATATAGGACTAATAGCATTAAACATTCTAGTCATAGGATCCCAATCTCTTATTGGTCTTCCATTTAACATATCATATTTAATAGGTAGATCTTCACCAGGTAAGTTCTCACTAATTAGGTTTCTATTTCTAATAGCTTGATCTATACCAGATCCTAATTCTCTCATATATGGTGTAAATACTTTACCTAACTCATTTCTTAAACCAGATAAAGGTACAGTATTATTCATTAAACTAGCTATAATACGTTCAGCTTGTCCAGGTCTACCACCAAATAAATCAACAAACTGTTGCATACCAGCAAGATATGATTTACTTGTTACACCTTGAGCCATAACTAAAGATACTTTCAATAGTTGATCTTGAGTCCATTCATCTCCCATTAACTGACTAGCATCACCTATATCAGATATAGTAGATAGTATTAAGTTAAATGGTTCCATGGATTCGTATCCAATTTGAAGACCACCTAGTTTAATTTGTCTTTGTTTATATCCTCCATCTATCCATGCTTGTCTTTTCTGTCTATCAACAGGACCATTACCTGTAAGATTACCAGACATCCAAGCCCATATAGCCATTGAAGTTAAAGCTGAACCCATTGCTAATCTACCAGTTTGTAATGCCTTAGCATTAGCAAGTTCTGTAGCATTGGTTATACCATATTTACCTAAATCATCGATATCATTTGCCGTAGCCCAAGCTATATCATTGAATTCTTTAACTAAGAAGTTAAAGCCAGGTGTATGTTTAGCAGTTAACTTAAGACCATTAACTCCAGTTCTAGCAAATAAGAAGAAAGGTTTAGCCCAAGGATGTGCTTGGAATACTTGGTTTAATCCAGATGCCATACCTTGTGGATTGAGTTCTTCAGTCAGTGTTACTTCTTTACGAGCAAACTTAACAGCTTCATCTACGATATCACCATTACCATCAAATATTTGACGATAAAAATCTTCTTCATAGACTCTAACTAATTCAGGTGTTATCTCACTATAAGCAGTTAAAGCACCTTTCTGTTGAGCATCTAAAGCAGATCTCATAGCTTTCTCTCTCATCTTAGCTCTACCTAATATATAAGCAAAGGCATCATCAGTAGCTGCCATTAACTTAGTAGAGTAAGTAAAGAAGTTATTATTATTCATAGATCTAGCCATGTTTGCCATAGCAAACCAAGCTTTATCTCCAGCAGTAGCTTTACCACTGTCTTCAATCCATTTCCTAATTAAGTTCCAGTTATTATCATTTCTAGTATATTCAGAGAAACGAGATTTAACTGTAGATATATCACCAGACCAATATGAATCCAGTTTATTTTTAAAGAGTGTCCAAGATTCTGGTATAGCTTCCATCATTGCATTAATAGAAGATAAACTTGCTCTAAGTGTAGAACTGTCACCAGTGAAAGGATATCTGAATGAAGCTCCTAAAGCTGTAGAGAAGGGTCTAAGGAAGGTTGCAGTACTTGTACCCATAATAGCTCTTATAGGAGTCTTAGGACCGCTTAGAATGCTATGTATCATGACACCTTCTAGTTCTCTTATAACAGCACCAGTTTGCTTCTTACCTTCAATCTCTCCACCTTTAATCATCTTTCTAATGAAAGCATCAAAGTCATCAACACTATTAACTGTCTTCATAGAAGAGAATGCCTCAAATAAAGCATTCAACATATCTTCATCAGGATCATCTTTAGCAATCTGTAAGATTGACATAATAGATTCTCTAGTATCAGCCATATCCTTAGATAAGGTTTCTTCTAGCCT